CCATTACGTTTTGGCTAGACAGTTGGTTGGGCCATTATCCATTTTGGCTTCTATGTTTCCGCATTTGTTCCACACAGCAATTGGAACTGATAACATGGGTGGTGATCTCGCAGAGAGGTATCAAAAAATGTTTTCCAAACCTTTCGTAAACAATGCTTTTGATACAGACTACAAGAAACAAGACGTGACCCAAGGCCCTTCCATCAGACAGGCTTCTACAAAACTGTGGTTAAGAATTGCCGAGTTATTACAGTGGGAAGAGCCAGACAGGGTGATGCTTCTAGGTTTCCTGAAGGAACTTCTAGTCGCACCAGTGGAAGCGGGAGGAATAGTCATGAATCTGGTTAATTTCTTTTTATCAGGTATTTTTATAACAGCCGTGGACAATGGATTTCGATCTGTGTTGATGGCGTTGTACACCATGGTGGTGTGTGCCAAAGAAAAAGGTATAGAAATTACCGAAGATAACATGATGGATGAAACATTTTTCGCTTCCCTAGGAGACGATTTGCAAGGAGCAGTTCACAACGCTTTGAGGAAGAGAATTGGATGGACCCCCACCAGGATGGCAGAAATATTGAATGAGCATGGAGTCATTGTCACTGGAAGCGACAAATCACTGAAGCCAGAGTTCAAACATGCGGCTTCTACTGAATTCTTGTCATCGCATTTTGTCTACAATCCTGAACTTGGAAATACCTATCTAGTACACGGTTTTGAATCGCTTTTTAAGAGTTGTGTTTATCAACAAGATAGCGATGAAGGAGTGGTTACACGGAACCAGCAATTATGTGAAACTATGCTGGTCGAGGCCACGTATTCAGGCGAAGCGATGTACAATTACATTCAAAAAGGTGGTACTTACGTGTTGCCTGATGGAGCGACGCATACATGTACAGGAGTATTGGATGCATTTGAGAAAGCAGGCATCTCTCCTTCTGCAGCTATGTTACTAACTTATGCTGAGAGTGTGAAAGCTCGAAAGGAAGTGGAGAGCAGAAATTACCCTAAAGCACAAAGCGTGAAATTGGACGGAGTGACCACCGATATTTTTCCTTTCTTCTTGGAGCGCTATTTGAAATCACCGCGTTTCTTACCTGACAATGGCAAATGGCTTGTTCCTCAAGCCCCTCCACGAAGCATTCCGGTGATGATGTCGGAGGATTTGGGAGAAACCACAGTGAGTACTGAAGCCCCTTTGGTGACTACCACAGAGATAGTTGATCCCAGCACTCCAAATGTCGCGAGTCGTGTAAGTATGATCACTACACCTAGTTTGGGATCATCTTCACTGGCCACTTACATGGAACGAGATGTGTGGTTACCTGGCTTCTTGCTGAATCCGGGCGTCATTAGACCCTACGCCGTGAATCCTTTGGAAGACATTCTGTATCAACCATCAATTTACGAGAAGTTGACAGGATATCCCACTATTGCAGCAGATATTGAATTCACAGTAACATGGCAGGAGCATAAAGGTTGTTCGGCTAGTTTGATCATTTCTTGCTTGCACAGACCGGATTTGCAGCATGACGAGTTGAATTGGCCTACACGCCTCATCGCAGCTAAGCAGTCGATGAGGCCGCATGAATGGATAGATATAGGAGCAGGATCTCAAAAGAAAACTTTCACCATTCCCTTCACGTATCCCGAAACGATGATGCCTTTGGATGCAGCTAGCATTAAGAGTTATGTTCGAGTGCAAATTACTCCAGTTGTATCTTTGTACAATGCAACCGGCTCCACTCAAAGTCTGGTCGTCCATGTAAGAGCTAGACTCAAGAACGTTCGACTAGGACCAGCGATTGAGGCCCGAATGTATAGCGATGACGAAGTAGCTGAAAGTACGCACGAAAAATTCTCTTCTAGAATGGTGGGTTACTCTCAGGTCATGTCCCAACTATCGCAATTTCTCACTCCGTATAATGCATCCTTGGGCCTGGCATCGGAAGCTGCCTCAAGAGGAGTTTCTGGAGCCGCTGGACTCTTGTCATTAGCTGGATATTCCATTCCAGCTGACACATCAGCTTCTCCAAGGGTTCCTATTTTAGCCAGTCACACAGCCAACAGCGATGGAGAAAGAGCCGTTTCTACTCTATCATTGTTCACTAAACAGGAAACTCCTCGTTTTGTGGAGGGAAATGGTATACAGATGAATGACCCTTTGTCTTTTGAATTTGTTAAGAGATTGTGGACGTATTGCACCTCCAGCTTAGTTCAATCCACAGATGCGGTGGGCTCTACTATCTTTTCAATGCCCATAACCCCCGCTGTTTTGATATCTGAAGGATGGGAAGTTTCTCCTCCGACGGGAATGGTCATAGTGCCTGGATGTGGTATTCCAGCACTATATACTAGATCATGGCGTGGAACTATGGAGATCAAAATCAAAGCTGTCTTATCTTCAATGACTGTGGCAACTATAGCTGTTGTATATGATGCTTATCCCAATACTGGTTCCAACTATGCTATATCTGACTATGCAAGAATTCGAGCCGCAATGACTACAAATCAAACTCAAATCATCACCTTTGACAATGATAACCGAGAAGCGATTTTGGAAATTAATTATTGCAGCCATAAGAACATGCTCAGTACGTACATTGGTCAAGATGGAGGATCATTGAGAGGCATCGCGGAATCGTATGACCCAGCCAGAGATAATGGAGCTATTACCGTAGCCTTAGTTCAACCACCGAATGAAGTAGGTGATAATACAGGCAAAGTGTGGTTCCAATTCTCTATTCGTGCAGGAGAAAATATGCAGTATTTTGATGAAACGGATGTGATGCTAGAAAAATTGGAATTCCTAGATGGTCAAGACCCAGCTGTGGTGGAAACATCACATGTCTGTTACCTGAAACGACACCTGTGGTTATACCATTATTGGAAAATTGTGAGCCAGCACCACCAGTTGTAATGGCTCCTAACGAAAATGGAGTAGGTCTCAATGATCCACAGTTGGGAGATCCTCAACCAGATCCGGAACCTTTTCCGGCCCCTCCAGTACCTCCGGACACGACATCACCTGTGGTACCTCCAACAACTTCGGCTCCTGTAGCCACTCCAACACCATTGCCAACAGCAGCACCGAATAGTTTGGCACCGACGGTAGCACCTCAGGCTACCAGCACTCCTACCATAGCTGCAACACCGGCTCCGTCAATCATGTCTTGGATAACCGGTTCCCCTACGGGGGTTACAAACCCACCTTCAACCGTGGCACCTACCATTGGTTCGACCACATTGCCTCCAGTGACTGAAGCACCTTCTACAATGCCATCTGGAATTCCTTGTACTCCCTATACCGTACAAGCTGGCATGGTTGTGGACTCATACAAATCTGCAGATGGTAACCGAGCGGATCCTAGTATTTATATGGATTCCACTCAATTGTACGATCCTACAGGAGAAATCTTGGTCGTGTTGTCAGGTCAAACTACAACTTTGCACCTCTATTCGTACATTTCAGAGAATGGAGGAAGCATTAGTTTGCAAACGCAGCATATGGATGCTTCACCTCTGACAGCGGTTTCACCAACTTCAACCCCGGGAACTACGGCAGTTGCTAGTAGCGGTGTCTTGACAGTGAACATTCCAGCGGGTTATGCACAAGGGTTACAAAAATTCTACGTGACTTTTACAGTCGCGGCCACTTGTCATGTTACTAGTATATCTATGGATCTTCCAGAAGGAACCTATCTTGATTACATGTACGCTAATGAACTAGTAACAGAATCACAACCCCTAGCACCATCTGCAGCCCTCGTTACCGAAGGTGGTATCCAATACCTAAGTATTCCGGCTGGTGAGATTTACTACATTCCTCCGGAAGACCTGGCTTGCACTGATTCAGTGGGATATGTTGTTGTAACCTATTTAAATAACATGTCGATGGGTGCTAATGAAGTGGATTATGGTATTTCACTGGAAACCCAAAATGGCAGTTATTTGTGGTCCAACGTGAATAGATGCAGTAGACTGATTCGCATGCCAGTCACAGGGTTGTACTTGCGAGGTGGAAACGGGGCTCCTTTGCTCATATATTCAGTGATCAAACTCAAAAATATCACAGCGAGAATGATGAGCAAGGATGGAGATGATGAAACTGCTGATGAGGAATTAAGCAATCACCCTCTCCATGTCAATCTAGAAGCAGAAGCCCTTAAGTTCGAGAACTCTGTAAAGGCTGGTGCTGACATAGACTATCCACGTTTAATTTGTCCCGCGGCTCCAGAAACCAAAACTATGGTTGATGGTGCTATGATCGAAAGATGGATTGCCACGGGGCGATATATAAACTGGAGCTTGCGTTTTGCACGCATTCCTCGAACACGCATGTACGAGATGCACGGTGATATTGGTACCCCACTACATCAGATAGTAAGGACCAAACCAGGTTTCGTGATTGGTTTTAAAGTTGATTGTCCCCCACTGGATATAACTAATACAGAATCCAACATACCCGGTTATTGCTACACGCGAGCGGGCATAAACCCTAAAGTCAAAGCAGAATTGGCTATCATTGGTCCTAATCCTAAGCTAGTGGATCTATTCATGCATTCTCTGTTCACAAACATGGTAGAGAAAGGAGAGATTGATTTGGGCACCAAGTTTTCCAAACTCAACAATCACTATGGAGAACCTGCAGAAGGAGAAGAGACGAAAACTTTGTGTGATCTGCTTATGACTCCTGATGAATGGGAATGTACCATCGGTTCATTTGCCGAAAGGAGATTCGTTTTTAATGATCCAAATGAATATGAGATGGCTGCAGAAAACCATTTTGGCCAACACATATTAAGCTTGCGTCCTTTATGTACGCGCATGGGAGATTCGGTCCTGGTGTTTGGAACTACTAATGCGACAGCAGGTGGTTTGTCCTCAACAACATACCGGACTAATCAATACAGAGCTAGTGGGGGAGCTGATGATGTTCCTGGCATATCTGCAAAACAATTCATGACTCGATCTTGTTTGGGTCTGAGAGGAGGACATTTGATTCAAATGCTAGCCCGCACTTCTGGCGACTCCTCAGTAACTATAGAAGTGAAACAAAGCCCCGTAAGCGGCATCGACTTAGGTTCAACGAGTGACCCACAATCTGGGATAGCTATCACTGATACCAGAGTCAACCCCTTAATGATAGTGAAACTTCCGTACAGGGAGGATCAGACTTTCATTTACACCCGTACTAAGACGGGCACACCCTTGTCTAGCAATGAAAGACTAACTAGAGTTGTTTCATTTGCTCCTGTTTCTTTTAGCTTGCAAGAGTGGTCCGCAATTGCTGATGATCAGCAATTTTTAAATTTTATTGGAAGCGTTCCTTTGCGGGTAAAGAACGCCTGAGGCTAGCGAGAGACCTCA